CACGGCGGCTGGGCGCTTCCCACCGGCTGTCATGGAGTACGTGTCGTGCTACTTTGGCGGATCGGGTATTGCTTCAGTGAGTATCGTTGGAGCACAGGATTCATTCTTTGCCGATCGTGACTATGGGTACGATGGCGAGGGCCTCCCCTGATCCTCGCGCATTCGACCTCACTGGATGGCTCCATGGACTTCAAGAAGCTGACGGCATCCTTCACGGATCGGCCGAACCTCGAAGGCAGGATGCTCCTGCTGTTGAACTCAGCGGATCGCCGGACCCGCAAGGAATTCCTGCGGATCATCGGAGCCCAGAAGGGTGTGGTGAAGCTGGAGACCCTGGCGGTGCTGTTCGAGCAGGGGCGATTCCCCGAGGCCCTGGCGCTGCTAGACGACATGGGGCCTGCTTTCGCAGACGCAGTGAATGAGGCGTACATCCGTGCGGGCCAGTCCACCGCAGCAGTGATTGCCGCAGCCGCCAACCGCCCCCTGATCAACTTCAACAGCACCAACAATCGAGCTGTCGCGCGCATGAGCATCACTCGTGGACGCCTGATCCAGGCCATGCGGGAGAATGAGCAAGCACGCCTCGCGGTGACGCTGAGCGAGGGCCTCAAGGATGGCCTGCGCATGGATGAGATCGCGCGCACCTTCCGTGATGGCTTGGGCTTGACACCCCACCAGCAGAAGAGCGTGAGCAACTTCCGGCGGCTGCTTGAGACCGGAGACCGGCAAGCGTTGTCGCGCACCCTTCGAGATCGGCGCTTTGATCCCACGCTCAACAGGCTCCTCGGGGCCGATGGCGAGGGCCTCAGCGCGGCGCAGGTGGATCGTATGGTTGAGCGATACGAGCAGAGGTTCATCGCACACCGCAGCAACGTCATCAGCCGCACTGAGTCTGTACGTGCGGTCCACGAGGGCGATGAGGACATGTGGCAGCAGGCCGTGGACAACGGCTCTGTGCGACCCGAGGACATCACCACCCGCTGGGTCACGAGTGCTGACGAGCGTGTGCGAGGCAGCCATTCGGCCATGAACGGACAGCTGGCAGAGTTTGGCCAGCCCTTCACGTCCGGCAACGGCAATCAGCTCCGGTTCCCTGGCGATTCCATGGCGCCAGCCTCGGACACCATCAACTGTCGCTGTGTTCTGGACCGTACAATCTGACATCAGGTTGCCTGCCACGCAAAGGTGGGGTAGCATTCCTGTGTAACATCAAGGAGGGGACCTTGTGAGCAAACGCTTCGAGCGAACATGTGACATCGTGAAGGTCAGTGATGAGCTTGGGCTTGTCTTCGGCTTCGCGATGATCTGTTCCAAGAACGGTGAGCCCTACGTTGACCTTCAGGATGACTTCATCCCCGAGCGCGCGATGCTCAAGGCTGCGGTGAGCTTCATGAGCACCACAGACCGCATCAGCGGCGACATGCACGCGAAGGCAGACGGCAAGGTGGTGTTCGCATTCCCCCTGACCAGCGAGATCGCCAAGGCACTCGACATCGAGACGCAGACCACTGGCCTGCTAATCGCAATGCGCCCCTCTGAGGCGGTGCTCAACAAATTCAAGTCTGGTGAATACACTGGATTCAGCATCGGCGGCATCAGGCGCGTCGATCGGGAGCTGTAGCAATGCCGACCGTGATGGAAGAGTTTGACCTCATGGAGATCAGCGCGGTGGATCGCCCAGCGCAGGCTCACGCCAAAGCTGTGATCATCAAGCGCGCCGATGCCGAGAAGGGCGGCGGCAAGCCTGCCTTCCTCGCTGACGATGAGGATGAGGATGAAGAGAAGTCCATGCACGGCAAGGAGCCCAAGGCCAAGAAGGGCGGCGGCAAGGACAAGGACGCCAAGGGAATGGATCTCGGCCTTGATGAAGAGGATGACGAGGAAGCCGGCAAAGGCAAAGGCAAGAAGCCTGTCACCAAGAGCCCTGGGGAGATGGCCGCTGCTGGCGTTCTCACCTCGGCCGAAGATGGCCACAGCCACTTGCTCGACATCTACCCTGGACAACGCAGCGGCACCACGTCATACCAGACGAGCGATGCCAGCGGGGTCAAGGGCGGATCACACGACCACCCTTGGGCGTACGATGCCGAAGGCCGGATGATCATCGGATTTGCCGATGGCCACGACCACCAAGTTGACCAGGCAGATGTCGATGCGGCACTGCTACGAACACTCAAAAATTCAGAGGATCTCAAGGCGGGATCTGATGACCAAACCGCTGCTGACGCAGCAACCAAAATGGAGGATTCCGAAATGCCGGATTCCAATGAGAAGGTGACGCTTGAGGGTCTCCAGACCCAGATTGCGGATCTCACCAAGGCCAAGGATCGTGCCGAAGCGGTTGCCGCTCTCAGCGCGGACCAGCGCGGCCACTTCGACACCCTGAAGGGTGAGGATCAGGAAGGGTTCCTGAACAAGTCCACGGATGAGCGCGATGAGATCGTGAAGTCTGCGGGCGATGCCGATCCTGTTGTGTACAAGTCTGCCTCTGGCGACCTGTTCCGACAGTCCGATGATGTGCGACTCGTCAAGGCCGTCCAGGCTGCTGACGAAGCGCAGAAGTCGGCCAACACCGAGCGCGAGGCGCGCGAGGGTCTGGAACTGGCGAAGCGAGCGGATGAGATCCTCGGCAACCTGCCGGGTGACTCGAATGTTCGTGGTCAGCTTCTCAAGGCTGTCGAGTCGATCGAGGATGAGGACATCCGCAAGGGTGCTCTCGAATGTCTCGGTGCGGCCAACGGCGGCATCTTCGAGCGAGCCAACGGCACGCCGGAGCAGCACGGCCTGGCGAAGGGCGCGGGCTTCCAGCCCAGCACCGGCGCTGAGCAGGAGCTGGAGAAGATGGTTCAGAAGTACGCGGAGACCAACAGTGTCCCCGAGTACAAGGCTTGGGACGAAGTGCTCAAGTCGGCAGAGGGAAGTGCTCTCTACCAGAAGTCCACCACCGAGCGTGGCGGTCAGCTCTCCAACTAAGCCCTTGAGGGCTTGAACACGGAGGTAACGGCATGGCCCGTTATGAAAATTGTAGTGCCATCTCGCTTGGTGCGGGAGAGGCGATCAGCATCGCTCGTTTTGTGGACGTCAGTGCGGCGAACACGGTTACGATGGGAGATGCGGCCACGGACAACATCATCGGCGTCAGCGCCGAGGCTGTTGCTTCGGGAGACACGGTTGCGGTTGCGGTCGGGTCTGGAGTTGTACTCATCGAGCTGGGCGGCACGCTTGCTGCTGGCGCGATCGTTGAGTGCGGTACGGACGGCGTAGCGGTTGCGTCGGCTGGAGCGGGAGACATCATCGGTGGAGTGCTGCTTGAGGGCGGTGTTGCTGGCGATCTGGTTCCCATGGTTCTCAACATCCAACGTCGATTCGCAGCGTAAGCGAGCGGCATCACTCAGTAGGAGGGCTTTCAAATGCCGTTCATTCAGCCGGGTCGTGGTGACGTTCACGTCGATCGACCCCTCACCAACCTCAGTCTTGCTTTCACTCAGGAAGCCGAGGCTTTTGTTGCCGACAAGGTGTTTCCCAACATCCCGGTCGTCAACCGCTCCGATGAGTACTACACGTACGATCGTGGCGAATTCAATCGCGATGAGATGGAGAAGCGAGCACCGGGCGCACAAACGTCCGGCGGCGGCTACACCATCGGCACCGCAAACTACAGCGCTGACGTCTGGGGATATCACAAGGATATTCACGACCAGGTGCGCAACAACGCCGACCCCTCGATCAATCTTGAGCGAGAGGCCGTTGACTACGTGACCACGAAGGCGATGATCAAGCGTGAGGTCCTGTTCACGCAGGAATACTTCACCTCGGCCATCCCTGGTGCGATCTGGACGTTTGCTGCGGATGGTGCTGCGGCACGATCCGGCGCGTACGATCCCAGTGATGCGACGGACACGAACAACAAGCTGCTCGGTTGGGCTTCGGATTCGTCCACGCCCATCGAGGATGTTCGTGAAGGCAAGCGATTCGTTCAGCAAACGTCTGGGTTCCGGCCCAACGTCCTGACGCTGTCGCGAGCCGTCTTTGATCGTCTCCTCGATCACCCGGACATCGTTGGTCGGCTTGACGCTGGTCAGACCCCTGGTGGTCCGGCCATGGTCAACAAGGCGCGTGTTGCGGCTCTCTTCGAGGTCGATGAGATCCTGGTGATGGACGCGATCCAGAACACCGCGAACAAGGGTGCGGCCAACGTACACTCGTTCATCGGTGGGGATCACGCTCTGCTCACGTATCGCCCGGCCAATCCTGGCCTCATGACTCCCTCGGCTGGCTACACGTTCAGCTGGACGGGTCATCTCGGAGCCACCACGGCTGGATCGCGCATCAAGCGGTTCCGCATGGAGCCCGAGGCGAGCGACCGAGTGGAAATTGAGATGGCATTCGACCAGAAGCTGGTCAGTGCTGATCTCGGGTTCCTGTTCAGCGACATCCTCGATGTCACCTAAGCAGTAGCCCAGCAAGGTTTGGCTGGCGGTCACGATGGGTGGCCGCCAGCCCTCCCTTCCCTGCTTCAGGGTGAGGATGTTTTCATGTCAGGCAGAGCAGTAATACTCACGACACCGCAAGA